ACTTACTGTACTTCCTACATTAGAACCTCTAAAAACAATACCTGTTATACTACTCAAGTATGTTTTATATCCCCAACTCATATTCATAACTGTAGGTCTTCTGTAACCAGTTTGAGGATCAACTGTTTTGTTTAAATGAAATTCTTTTACAGCATCAAACCAATACAATGAGGATCCAATAGCATTAACTGGACAACTATACAACTGAGCTCCAGGTGCCCATCCTACTGTTAGTCCACCCATAGTACCTAAAACGTGAGTTGCGTGGTTACCTGCGGAAGAACTATAATTAATAGTATTAGCACCACTCATGTTAGGCAATGAATTCCATTGCAACTGATTATATCTTGAAGCACCATCTTCTGTATAAAATTGTTCGTGAGTTGGTCTTGCTGCACTTCCTTCATGAACTACAACATCAACACCCGTACCATCTAAGTGACCGGTATAATATTCAGAACTTCTTGTACTAGTTGTCGTAACACCCCACTCATTAGTAGGTTCAATATGTCTTAACAGTCCCCAATTATTTTGAGTGGAGGCGTTACTAAACCTAGTCCAGGAACCTCTGTGATTGACTTCAAAGTCTAACATATCATCATTCCACTCAATAGGTTCATGAACACTATTGACTCGAGGATCATCTCTTAGCGTTGTTGCTTCTTCATCTGTAAGCGCCATTGCAAAATGGCGGGTACTACCATTACGAGGTTCAACAACATCAACAGTTCGTTCTGGGACATAGTCATTACCAGTCTCAGCTGTCAGTTCATCTTTTAGCTGGTCTTTAGGTTCACCCTTTTCCATTGCTATGATATATGTTTTTTCTGACATAGTTTACCTATACGATGTTGATTGTGTTACCCATACCTGAGTGTGCTGTACATTGATAGTAAAGTGTTGAAGGCGCAGACATTGGAACAGTGAATACAATATTACCGCTACTCGCTCCATTGTTTGTAACACCAGTGTTATAAGCTGATCCGCCATTACTTACTCTGATTTGAAATGGATGTGAACCACCAGAATTGTTCACAAAGGTGTATGTATCACCGCGACGTAGATATAATACTGGATCATTTGTATTACTAGTGAAGAACCGACCGTCAGCTGCAAATACATAATCACTGGCTCCGTTAGCTGTCATTGTAAATGTTGCTCCAGAAGTTGCACTTGATATAACATCTTCCCAAGAATTATTTTCGTATGTTTGAAGTTTATTTGTTGATGTGTTATAAACTATCTCACCATTGGCAGCTGCCAAAGCATTTCGTTGAGTAGATGTTAAAGATGCAACTCTAAATCCACCACCTGCATTACTAGAGTTTTTTTGTACAGTAACTGATCCACCAGCTTCTAATACTAAGTTGCTGTTTGCAGTAACTGTTGGTGTTCCAGCAGTTGTTGTCTCTAAAGGACCATTTACTGTAAGACCAGCAAACTCTACACTGTCAGTTGTATTCAAGTTCTGATCAAAACTTGCTCCACCTGTACCAGTAATCCAATCATAATCAGTCCCTGTCCAACTAAGTATTTGGTTATTAGTTGCAGTCCCAGTGTTTAAGTGAGTGTCTACATCTGAGTTAGTATAACTACTACCTCCACCACCTCCACCTGCGGAGTCATTAGCAGGAACAAAAGTACTTGACCCTGACGCCCATTTTAATACTTGACCATTTTGAATTCCTGATATATCAACATTTGTTAAATCATTCATACCGACTGAAACTAAATTGTTAATATATGTTCCATTGATTAACGCTGTAGTTGCTGCTGAATCGATCCCACCGTTTGCTTGAACTATAGCTGTTACATCTGCTGAGTCTAGTATTGATTGAGCGTTATCTAATGCTGTTGCAATAGATGTTACAGAAGCAGAATCTAAGATTGTTGCTGTTTCTGATTGTAATGTGGTAAAGTTGGCATCGAGTTCGGAGTGGGTCAATGCCGAGCCTTTTACATTTCTTAATGTTACTACCATTTTTTACCTCTTATGGTGTTAATTCTACATAATCGTTGTTCACATATCCTTCGAACATATATTCCTGAACAAGTGAATCGTATGATCGTGTATAGTATGTGCTTTGATCCATCGTCTCTGCATTGTTATCCATTCTAATAACATATGGAAAATATTGTGGATTACTGTCATCATCAAATGTTGGAGAGTTAACATGCATAACATCTTCTATCTCTCCATACGTTGCTTCTAATTGAGCTACAGTAAAGTCTAAGTATTTACTTACTTTAGCATGTAAACTAATAAACGCTGCTGCTGTATCTGAGTCATTACCATCATTAAGTATACCAGTTGTCTCTACCAACGAAGGTCCAAAGACAAATGTTGCAACACCTTCTACAATAGTACTTGGTGGTGGTGCTGGAATTACTTCTGGCATAATTCTGTTTACAAATGGATTCTCTCCAAGTCCCCACAGAACAGCCTCTTGTTCTATTTCAACTTCACCACCTAAATGCCAACCTGCTGGATGAACAAACTTCTTATATAATTCTCTCCATTGGTTGATTGGAATAGGTGACTTGATTAGTACAGAGAAGATCTGATACAATCCATAGTTAAGAATATACTTTAATGATTCAACACCAATCTCAGATTCACCAACAATAAAAATATTATCTCTAGGATATTCAATCTGAACATCTGTGTTGAAAAAAGCTCTAAAGAAACCTTCAGCTGAATACCTTGTACCTTTTACTCTATAAAAGTTTGCAAAGTTTCTTAAAACTTCTCTAGCATCAGTAAAATATTCTCGAGATGCTCCAGCAGCTATCTCCATAAAGATTTTGTCTAACTGTTCAGCATTAGCACGTTCAATATCTCTAATTGCATATAAATCTTTTAACAAAGAAAGATATTCGTCTTGATTTACATATTCATAATATCCTTCTAAAAAAGTTATTAGGTTTGGATAATCAGTTGCAAAGTGCTCAGGTAAGACTTGCTTAACTAAGTCAGTTTGCAAATTTAGAACGGACCGATCAAAGTCCGATATGTTATATCCGTCTGGCATAAATTACAAGCTCACTTGTAGGGTTTGTCTGTCTATAATACCTGAAGCAAAAGAAATGTCTTCATCAATATTAATTATATAGTTTCTTAGAGGTCTAATTGTACCTTGGTTTGCAGGAACAGCTGAGAATTTGATAAAGTCACTACCAGTTGTAATTTGCTGAGGAGCAAATCCAGTAAGACTAATTGTACCTTTATCAGCATTATATGATCCTATGTTATCAATAACAACCTGTCCTAATGCATCGGTAATTTGTAGTTTTGAACTATTCAATGCGTTTTGAATAGAACATGGTTTGTCATCAAAAATAAATGTAGACGATCTAACTATTGTGTTAACATCATCTGGTTCTGCTATCTTTGTTGGAAAGGGTATTTCATATGATACTATTTCATCTAATATTGGTACAAGTCTTTGTTGCATTTTACACTCAATAGATGAGTTTAAGATTGCTTCACTTTGATCATCAATCAATGCAAGTAAGTCTGATCGTCTCCAAACTTTTCCAAATGCTTTTAAATTATCTTCAAAGTATTGTTTAATTAATGGAAGTACTTGATCTTCTGTTGCTTGTACTGTAAGACCTGATAGTGATGGGTCAAAGTTAAAAGTACAACCTACTTCTAAGAATGTCTCAACCGGATCTGAGAATATAGTATCAACAGCCATGATTGATAAGTTATCTGTAATGTTAGCAACAATAGCATCTTTAACAGCTTGCTTTTGATCATCTGATGTACCATCTTGAAATGCTAAACTTACATATGCACATCCATACTTAGGTGGAACATTGTCCTCACCACCCCAAGCAGTTGCATCAGTTACAGCTGAGAAGTTTTGAATAATAACAGCTTTATAATCATCTGCAGTAACCAATCTTTGTTGAGTTGCAAATGCAATTGGAGCATTTGATCTGATTGATTCAAGACTTTGTCTTTCTGCACCTGAATTAGAATTTGAAACTGTAACAACATCAACAGTCCGTTGTACAGAATAGCCACTACCACTAACCGACAAAGTATTTGCAGGATTAAATATTGAAGCACCATTAGCAGTTTCACCATCTGCTGAAAGATAATCAACTGTAATTTTATTACCTGCAGAAGGTGATCGACCAAATGATATACCATCTCCAAAGTTTAATTCATAATTTCCATTTGGTGCTTCTGATAATTGATAAAAGGTTGATTCAGCAGTAACAGCTGTTGCAGTTGATATGTTAGCATACGTTGTAAATGCTGATGTATTTAAATTATCAAATACTCTCACAATAGCTGTAGATGTATCAATTGTTTGATCTGGAATTATATACAACTGTCTTTCACCTACTTCTCCAACAATAAATGTTTTTGTTCGAGGTTGACCTTCAAATATTACAAGATTAGAGTTGCCTTCACTATCTTTAAATGTGTATATGCCATTACCATCATCACTAGCATAATATGTTTGTCTAGTTTGGAAAGTATACGTTACATCTCCAACAGCAGCCTGGAATTGAAAACCAGAAGGTAATGCTACAGTAGTAGGTCTATTCATTAGACTCAAAAGATTAACTGAAACATTAACAGTAGCTCTTGATGCTGTTCTTGATCTAATATTGTATCCTAAAGATGTTGCATGGGCAACAACAGAACTTCTTAGTTGTGCTGTTGAAAGAAAAGATTCATTCAATGCAAAGTTTGCTGTCAAAGCATTATAATGAGTATTGTAAGCTAGAACATCTAATATGTTACTGATACCAGAAGCCTCAAAATTAAAATCAGAGAACTCAGACTTTGCAGCAAAGTGAGTCTTTAATTGATTTTTAATATTATCAAAGTCTAGTCTACTTGATTGAATATTTACTGCCATTTACCTCAACCTCGACATTGTTGTTTCTAATGTAGCTATCTCACTTGTGTTAATAACTTTAAACTCAATACCAACAAATATTTCATTTCGATCAAGATTATTTTGAACATTAACTTTTAGAATTTGTGCTCTTGGTTCATAGTTTGAAACTGCTACTCTTATATTGTTTTCAAGTTCTTGGGTTGATGATGTTGTTGCATTTTCAAATAACAACACACCTAGGTTTCCACCTAGCGCAGGCCTAAAAGGCCTTTCTCCCAACCCTGTCATTAATAAATTTTTCATAGATTGTTTTACAGCAGCAGCGTCTGTCTTCTTAAATATATCACCATTAGGCTTAGCAAGAAATTGTAAGTCAATATCTTTATATGCTTTGTTTCGTGAAGATATAATTGACCCACCGTTGGTTAGGTTTCCATCTTCTATTGATAGTGCGCGATTGGCTGCCATTGTTTCTTTCCAAAATCTTTGGGTTTATTTATATGTTTTTTCTAAGATAGAATCTCTACTAGACTGTTAGCAGACTGTACATTTCCATTAAATAATGTCTTAATTCCATTTTTATACTTTGTATCGAAGTTAGCTGGCATGTTAGGTTGAACAACAATAACATGAGCTTCTAACTTACCCGATGGATCAAACTTATCGTAATCAAGAATAATCTCATCATATTGAATATTATCTTTCCAATACACAGCTAAATCAAACATACCTGCGATGTCAGGTTTACCATCCAGTCCTAGTAATTGATAAACTACAACTTGACCATTAGTTGCCAATTGATTTAAACTATTGCGGATTAGAACTTCTGTCGATCCTTTTTTGTACAATCCTTCAACCACTACTAATCTTTTATTCTTAAACTTACCTTCATTAGTATTGATTCGACGTACTGCTTCTGCTTGAGGTGATAAGTTCCGAGCTACTTGTCTACGTTGAGCTGATGTCAGATGATTTAAATTTGTCTTCTCACCCTTACCACCTAAGAACTTAGCCATCGGAACAGCTTTAGCTAACTTTAGTCCAGCGTTAATCACTTTAGCATTTTCTGGATTATATAACGCACTCGGCATAAACTTCAAGTTGTTTGATGGATTAGGTGTGAATGTTGATTGAGCCATAATAACTTTTTTACCCATAGGTCCAACAAATACTTCATGAGTTTGTTTAGATGGACTTGATCCTTCAACTCTACCAATACTATTAGGAGTTGCAGTAGGATATTCTGGATTTAACTTACCTGCAGCAATCTGTGAGGCAGTAAACTCTGTGTTGTTTAGAGTACCATTATCTCTTAACTTAGACCTTACCTCTCCAGTAGTCAACGGTTTATTTGAAACATTACCAGTCCCAATAGTTTTATCCAACGAGTCAATTAACTTATTATCAATGTCAATTTTAACTTCAGGTGCTCCAAACGCTCCTTCGTTTACATATTTGTCAAGTACTTGTGCAGTTGGTAATGCTGTCTTGGTTTGATCGAACGTAGCATCTGATGTATTATTATTTGTAATAGATCCACCTGATGTTTGGTTTGATCCATATGACTGAGATCTTGTAACTGAAGCCGCACCGTCCAAATCTCCATGGAATGTTTCTGCAGTTGCTGATATTGTATTAACAGTTCTGGTTGCTGTTACAGTTTTTGTATTG